CCTAAAGGATGTAACGAGGTGGTGGTATTCGGAACCCAAATGGTTATGACGCAATTGCACGAAGCATTTGAGAAGGAATTTTTCAACAAACCAAAAGATGTGGTTTGTGGTGAAATGAAACAAGAGTTATCGGCTTACTTGGGAAGTGATTATGATGTGAGTCATTTTGAATCTTTACACGACTTGGGTTATCTACCGATTCACGTGAAGTCACTACCCGAAGGGACTAAGGCACCAATCAAAGTACCTGTACTTACAATCTATAATACTCACCCTGATTTCTTTTGGGTAACAAATTATCTTGAAACTATTTTGTCCAATCTTCTTTGGAAACCAATGACCTCAGCGACCATTGCTCATCAGTATCGCAAAGTATTGACAAGTTGGATGGAGAAAACCGATAAGGAACGTGCGTGGTTCATTGACTGGCAAGGTCACGACTTCTCAATGAGAGGTATGGATAGTGTTGAAGCGGTTGTTAGTTCAGGATTGGGTCACTTGACATCATTCTTGGGTACCGATTCACTTCCCGCCATTCACGGGGCACGTAAATACTACGGGGCAAAAGATTTCGTAGCAGGTTCAGTACCGGCAACAGAACACTCAGTAATGTGTGCGGGTGGTAAAGAAGATGAAATTGAAACATTCCGCAGATTGTTGGAAACTTATCCAACAGGAATCCTCTCAGTTGTATCTGATACTTGGGATTTGTGGAAAGTATGTACCGAACACGTGGTAACATTGAAAGAAGAAATTCTTGCTCGTGACGGTAAATTGGTTATTCGTCCTGACTCAGGAAACCCTGTTGATATTCTTTGTGGGGAACAAGTTATATATCGTGATTATAGAGATGTTGTTGAAAACTCCGATTTGGATTTGACACACCCAAAATATAAAGGTGTTATTGAACTCCTTTGGGATGTATTCGGTGGAACAATTAACGAACAAGGTTACAAAGTTCTTGATTCACACATCGGAGCAATTTATGGTGACTCAATTACGATTGAAAGGGCTGACGAAATTTGTAAACGATTGGAAGCGAAAGGATTTGCATCAACAAATGTAGTATTAGGTATCGGTTCATTCACTTATCAATATAATACTCGTGATACATTCGGGTTCGCAATGAAAGCGACTTATGTTGAGGTAAACGGAGAAGGACGAGAAATCTTCAAAGACCCAATTACTGATGATGGTACAAAGAAATCTGCAACAGGTTTGTTGTCAGTAATCTACGACGATAACAATGAATATAAGTTGATTGATAAAGTGGATTGGGCAACAACTAATGACGGAGCCCTTCAAACTATCTACAAAGACGGATTCCAATATAATGTTACCACATTAGAAGAAATCCGAAAAAATTTGAAATAATCAAAAATTTTTAGTATCTTTGCGATATGAATGAGATACTAAACAAATATTACGAGGAAGGGTTGGTGTATAAGCAAGTACATCCGACCCTTCCTTTAACTATATGGAACTATACTGAAACTGTTCAGTATGAAGGTAAGTGGGATGACATTACCTTACAAACTCGTGGTTTAGTAACTGACGATAACGGTAATATTGTTGCCCGACCGTACAGAAAGTTCTTCAATATGGAAGAAGGCAAACACACTCCAACTCCTAACTTTGAGGTGTATGATAAAATGGATGGTTCGTTAGGTATATTATTCTATTATGAAGGTCAATGGGTATTTGCAACTCGTGGTTCATTCACTTCTGACCAAGCGGTGAAAGGACTTGAAATGTTACAAAAGTATGAGTATCAAAAACTACATAAGGATTACACTTACTTGTTTGAGATAATCTATAATGAAAATCGTATTGTTGTAAAATATCCATACGAAGATTTAGTATTACTTGGAATGATAAATACTGAAACCGGATATGAGGTTGATTTATATAGTGGGGATGTTGACGTTAGATTGAGTAACCTAATAAACAATCTTGGATTCAAAGTCGTTAAGAAATATGACGGTATAAACGATTATTCTGTCTTAAAAGAAATGATTAAGGATGATGAAGAAGGGTTCGTTGTTCGTTTCTCTAATGGGAACCGAATGAAAATTAAGGGTGAGGAATATCTTCGTTTACACAAAATAATGACGAATGTTTCTACAACTTCGGTTTGGGAAATGTTAAGTGAAGGTAAGGATGTTTTGGAAATATTAAAAGATGTTCCAGACGAATTCTATGATAAGATAAAAAAATACGTATCGGACTTACGATACAATCATTATCGGTATTGGGCATACGCGGCAAAAGTACATGAGTACTTCCGATATGGTAAATACGGAGATAGAGACCCCGAACCAACTAAAAAAGAGTTTGCAATTCACTTAGAAAATTGTAATGTTCATCCAAAAGTAAGAGCAATATGTTTCGCTATTTGGGATGGTAAAAACTGTGATAAAATAATTTGGAATTTAGTTAAACCAAAATTTGAGAAATTATGAATGTATCAATGGACGGACTGAGAAATCAGTTGTTAAGAAATTATAATTCTTTAGTTTACAAGTTAAATAAAAGAATTTACGACAATGAGATTAGTATGGAAGTTGATGATATCCAAAGGGAACTTGACGGATTAAGAAGTTGTATCGTTACTTTGGCATTTACCTATATGGATGGTAACGATGGATGGCAGTCAATGCCTGATGATACTCATTTTGAGAACTTTAACCCTATGGAAGATGAAGAATGAGAAATTAAACATAGCGGTAATTGCTCACGATAACAAAAAAGCGGATATGGTTGCATTTATAATGAAAAGACTTGAGTTCTTTAAACATTATGTAACCATATTCGCAACTGGTACAACAGGGAAACATATTGAATTTGCGGGTCTTAAAGTTAATAGACTACTATCAGGTCCTATGGGTGGTGATGCTCAAATTGCGGCGAAAATCGTTAACAAAGAAATTGATTGTGTTATATTCTTTATGGACCCACTTTCATCTCACCCCCATGAAGTTGACGTACAAATGTTGTTAAGACTATGTAATGTTCACGACACACCGATAGCGACAAACTATTCAACCGCAAGTAAGTTAATAAAATATTTTGAGGTTGAGGAATAAATTTGTAGATTTGCATTATGATATTAAAAATTGAAAAAGACATAAAAGGTTTGTTCCCAAACATTTGGGTATGTTCTGACCCCCACTACAATCACAAAAATATTTGTAGAGGTGTTACGAATTGGAGAACCTTGGAGGGGGAAGTTCCTGAGGACCAAACCCGAGATTTCTCAACACTTGAGAAAATGAATGAGGCAATTCTGAATGGAATTAACTGGAATGTTGGACAAGACGATATTTTAATTTGTCTTGGAGACTGGTCTTTTGGTGGGTTTGAATCTATTAAACAATTTAGAGATAGAATTGTTTGTAAAAATGTACACTTAGTGCTTGGTAACCACGACCACCACATTGAACGTAACCGAGAAAATATTAAGACTTTATTTAGTTCAGTTTCCGAATACTTGAGAATTGTTGTCATGGAACCGATTAAAAAGGATGTTACCAAACGACACGAATTTGTATGTATGCACTACCCAATCCAAAGTTGGGACGGGTTGAATAAAGGAGTTTACCATCTTCACGGACACGTACACTTACCTGATGAAAGAAAATTCGGTCGTGGTAAGAAAATGGACGTTGGTTTTGACGGGCACCCTGAATTCCGACCATACAACCTATTGAAAGAAGTTGTCCCGATGTTAAGTAAGAGAGAAATATTGTCGGACATGCCAAACGACCATCACCTTGAAAGACTATTGAACAGTGACAAATAAAGAATACATATTATGTGCAGCGGTATGGTACAAGGACTTACCAATGGTTAAACCTGAAATTTTAGATAACCGAGGTTTTAGACCCTATAATGTTGATAGAGGAGTTGTTATATCGGGGTGGAGACACGGAAATTGTATCTATCAGATGGTTGCAATCACGGGACTTCGCTCAATTCCAGAAGAAGCGGGTGAGGAGGTTCAAGGGTTCCTAACCAATAAAAACAGATTTGTTGATAGGGTTGAGGGAGCACAAATAGCATTTGATGCGGGTCAAACCGATGAATTAAAAAATAGATTATTTAGTGAAGATTTATACTAACAATGATTAACAATCTTGAATACATAAAACCATTTTTGGTCTTTGAATCTGAGGATGATTTTTATCTTCTTCAGATTCTTAGACGCAAAAAAGAAAATCCTGATGTTGGTAATAAGCCAAATGTGGTTAAGACCTACTACATTGATTCTATTGAGTATTTGGATAAGGTTATGCCAGAGATAATTGGTTTAACTAATGAAAGGAAAGCTAGGGCTTATATTAATTTAAACCGAAGGTCATTTAAAAAAATCGCATTAAAAACTTTGCAAGAAATCGCAAATAATATTGAATCGGGTAATTTTAAATCGGCTAAAAAATCTTACGATAAGATTGCGGGTAAATACTCAAACGAAAAAGATAAGAAGTGGATTGTTGATATTGACTGGAAAGATTTTCCGAATAAAAAAACTGAATTTGCCTACGTAATGACTTTGGTTAATCAATTACAAGAAGAGGCTGGTAAAGAACCACTTTCAGAACCACTTATGACTAAAAACGGAATACACTATGTAACAAGACCATTTAATTTGGAGAAATTTCATAAGCAATACCCAATGGTTGAAGTACACAAAGATAGATACACAATTTTATATACAAATTAATATGATACCAAAAATTTTATACTTTATTTTTCCATTTATTTGTTAATTCAACCAATCCTGAATTTATTAAAGATAATAATTCAGATTTTTTTAATTTTGGAATATCTCTAACTTTGAAAAAATAATTATTTTTTTCACAGTATTTTTCGGCGGATTCAAACTTCAATGAATTTTTTGAGTTCGTCCATAATTTTTTTGGTTTACACTCAACGATGTATGTCCCATTTATTACAAAATCAGGGAAGTAGTTCTTACTAATACCATCTTGTGTGTACGATATTTTATATTTTTCTGATTCACCATTTTCCCATATTAGATTAAATCGTTCAATTACGTAAATCATATAACTTAACTCAAGTAAACTACGAAAAAACCACCCTTTATACCAACCACAAATACCATTACCTGAATTTATAGGTGCGGGTTTCCCATACATTGAATTTTTTTCACCTGAATTAATTAAAGATTGTTTTTTTTTGTATTCAATTAATTTCTCATCCGCAATTTGTTTGCCATATTTTTCAAACCAAACATCATAAACAGATTTACCAAACATTGGATTATTTTTTCCCGATACCGATTCTGACATTTTTTTTCTAAATTCTTCAGTTTTATATATTGACCAATTTCTATTTTTAAGTATTTTTTCTTTGGTTTCCTCCGTATGATGTTTTCCAAAAAACGGATTTCGCTCACCGTGTTTTCCATACATTGGATTTTTACTACCTTTTACCCTTTCTGACATTTTTTTTCTAACATCATCAGTTATTGTGTTTTTTATACCACAACTTTTACATTTTGAATGTTTTTTTTCGGCTTTTAACATATTGTACTTATTTGTATATGAAATTTCACAGTCACATAAAGGACATTTTCTAATAAATGTTGTCATAATCATTTTTTTTTAATACATTTGTATTCAGTATCAAGAATACCTCTAATAATAAATATATGGAAAATAAAAAAAATATAGCGCCCC